GCGCCTGTGCCGATCTTTGGAGCAGGGGCCAGAAGACGTGGCGCCTGATCGGCATTGACGCGGGTGAGGCGCCCCGTTCAGCGGCACTGGAGGAAGCCGATGACCCCAGGTTCATTTACCGCCGTCCACTGATTGAGTGGGGGTGGGCCAGGGAGGAGTGCCTTGAAGCGTGTGAGCGGGTCTTTGGGTTTACGCCTGGCAAGTCTGCTTGCTGGTTCTGCCCAGCTAACCGCAAGCAAGAGGTCATCGCTTTGGCCCAGCGCCGCCCGGATCTGTTCGAGCGTGCCGTGGCTATGGAGAAGAACGCTGCGGAGAACCTGGGCACGGTCCAAGGTCTTGGCCGCAACTACTCCTGGCAGTCTCTTGTGGAGGCTGACAACGCACAACTGAAGCTGTGGCCTGAGGCTCCTCCTCTGGCTTGTGGCTGTTTCGATGGAGAGGAGGACTGATATGGACCTGTGGTACACCTCGCAAGGATTGACTGTCCAAGGCACGGGGCACCTGGCTGGTGTCGCTCAATATTTCATCAGGCTGTCAGGCTGTAGCTACAAGGCGTGCCACATTCGCGCTTTGTGTGATGAAGCACGCAGCTTTGGCGCTCACTCTGGAAGCAGGACCACCGTGCAGGCGGTTGTGGACAAAGCCCTCGAGTCTCTTGGCTACGGCGGATGGATCCACATCACAGGCGGTGAGCCGACTCAGAGCCCTGCCTTTCTGCCGCTAGTCAAGGCAGCATCGGAAGCTGGACTCAAGGTCCACATTCAGACCAGCGGGATCAAAGCTATCGAGGCCCCGTATGACTGGCTGACGGTCAGCCCGAAGGCGCACATCAGCACCCTCAAGCAGACCTATGGTCAGGAGATGGTCGTGGTGTATCAGGGCCAGAGCGACGAAGAGTTGCTGGAGATGAGCCGCACGACGGGGTTCTGGTACTACTACCTGTCGCCTTTGTGGCTGCCTAAGGCGAATGAGATGGAGAACGCCCGCGCCACGGCGGACGCGGTGATCCGGCTCAATCGGCGCAGCAACGATGACGGACTCCAGAGGCACCACAACGGACGCCAATGGCTGGCGGCACTACAGGCCCACAAGTTCTGGGGGGTGAAGTGATGCGGGGCATTCTTCTGAGCGGCGGCATGGATTCGACAATCCTTGCTTACAACCTTTGGAAAGAAGGCGGGAACAAAGACCTTCTTGCGTTCCACGCGATGATGACGCACTCAACTGCGAAAGAGCAGTGGGCAGCTGAAAAGACTGCCATAGACCTGGGGATTGAGCTTGTCCGCAGCAAGATCATGCAGACCGAAAAGCATGAGGACATCATCCCTGCGCGGAACATGCTGCTTGTTGCTTGGGCGTCAAACATCCTGCACTCGCGTGGAGGAGGCGAGCTTTACATCGGCTTCTGCAAAGAGGACAGGTACGGTTTCGCTGACTGCGACAGCGAGTTTGTCGAGTTGTGCAACGCCATGCTGGCGCACAGCGGATGTGACATCACTGTCCACGCCCCGTATGTCAACATGACCAAGAGGGAGATCATGCAGAAGAGTGGGGCTGACTATGCAGAACTCGTCAGCTACTCCTGCTACAGGCCTGACGGTCCATGCGGAGTTTGCAGTGCTTGCGTCCTGAGGGCTCAAAGCCTCGAGGGCAGAAAATGATCGTCATGGTCTCTAACTGCACTAGCTGGAGAACGCACTACCTTCAGGGCAGGTATGGGGGCATGGGCCTGCTACTGCCCCCTGATGGAATGCGTGGCCCGTACCCTCATCTCCCTTTCTATGCCATCGACAACGGTGCGTTCCCCGCTTGGACTAACGGGGAGCCGTGGAATGAAGGCAAGTTCCTGAAAGCCCTTGAGTGGACCGTGGGCCGTCCAGTGCGCCCGCAGTGGATTGTTGTCCCCGATGTCGTGACTGACGCGGAAGCGACCTTTGAGCTTTGGCACAAGTGGAAAGACAGAGTTGCCAGTTATGGTGCTCCCCTTGCTTTTGCTGCTCAGGACGGCATGAAGCCGTCTGATCTTGCCACTCATGGGGTCGAGCCGGATGTTGTCTTCATCGGTGGCTCAACCGATTGGAAGATGTCCACTCTGGGCGAATGGTGTGCAGAGTTCCCTAGAGTCCATGTGGGTAGGATCAACAGCCTGCGCGGGCTGATGGCTTGCCATGAGCATGGTGCAGAAAGCTGCGATGGGACTGGCTGGTTCCGGGGCGGCCAGCAGCGCATCCAGGGGCTAATCAACTACCTGCGAGACCACGGCGAAGGCCTGAAACCTCATCGGCTGTATTTCCAGCAGCCTGAGGGGCACCCCGAACTCTTCGAGAGCTACTGATGGCTGACCATTCCGAGCAGATCGAGATACTGATTGACACCTTGAAGCAGATTATCGCGGCGCAGAGCAGGCGGCTCGAGCTTCAGGAAGAGGTCCATCAGATCATGGTGAAGAAAACTGACCGCCTCCAGTCTGAGCTTCGCAGAGCCCTCGAAAGCCTGCGGCAGCTGGAGGAGATGAACGACTGACTTCAAAAGGATACGACATGACTCTGGCACTACTTTTCCTCTGTGGACTTCTCCTCTTCATGTGGTCCCTGTGCGTTGCAGCAGGCCGTGCAGATGACTTTTCAGGGCACCGCTGATGACTGACCCTGTGAACCAGCCCAAGCACTACAACCAAGGTGAGGTTGAGTGCATCGACGCCATCAAGGCGTCTATGGACCTGGAGGGCTTCGCTGCCTACTGCAAGGGCAACACCCTCAAGTACCTGTGGCGCTACCGCTACAAGGGCAAGGCAGTGCAGGATCTCCACAAAGCTGAGTGGTATCTCAGGAGGCTGATCGAGACGGTTCACGACATCGAGCATGAAGCAAGCTGACCTTGAGCGCCAGATGACGGAGATTGGCCGCCAGCGTTACCGCAGCCTGGCCGCCAATGCCGAAAAGAACAAGTACGCCAGCCGTGTAGGTCCAGGCATCGCGCTTACCAAGGAGGCCGTCCACAGCCTGAACCGCGGGATCAAGGACTGGTACGCCCAGGTGAACGGGAAGGCAGGCAGGAACGCCTCGAGCCTGAGAGAGGTTGAGAGCTTCCGTGAGGAGAGCGGCGACTTCCTTGCTCTGTCTGCTTTGGTGTGCCGTGTGGTCTTGGACCAGATCGTCCACAAGCGCAAGTACGCATCAGCATCAGCACAGATCGGCCAAGCCGCGTCTGATGAGTTTGTGCTTCAGGAGGTCCGTGCCCGTAACCCGCGCCTCTTTGCCCAGGTGCAGAAGCGTGAAAAGAGCAACCCCCGCCGCGCAGTCCAGATCATGTTTGATTACGGGCGGCGCAACGCATGGCTAGAGGACTCTTGGGACCGCAAGACTTGCATCCAGTTCGGGGCCTTGATGCTGGACCTTCTGAATGAATACACAGGCATCATCCAGATCGCCAATGAGACCACTGTGTCACGCGGGCAGATCCGCAAGAACAGGTACATCGAGCCCACCGCGGAGACACTTGAGTACCTGAAGCAGTCGCATGAGCACGCTGAGGTGCTGCGCCCATTTTGGATGCCCTGCGTTGAGCTTCCGCGCCCCTGGACCTCTCTCTGGGAGGGCGGATATCACAACCTTGAGGTGATCCAGAAGCCCGCAGTCCGTAGCCGTAACCGTGACTACCTGCGGCACATGGAGGACGCACAGTTGGAGCAAGTGTTTGCCTGCATGAACACCCTCCAGTCCGTGCCTTGGCAAGTGAATGCGGATGTCTACGAAGTCATCAGCCACCTGTATGAGACGGAGGTAGCCGTCCCTGGTCTGCCTGAGGTTGATCCCCCTGCCCCGCCTAGGGCTGATGAGGACGCGCCCATTGAAGTACGCAGGGACATGGCGCGTGCGGGCCAGATGCACCGGGAACAGCTGCGTAGCAACGCAAGCCGCAGGGTCTACATCGCCAAGACGCTGTTCACTGCCAAGACGATGAAGCAGGCCGATAGGTTCTACTTCCCTTGGTTCGCTGACTTCAGGGGGCGGCTCTACAGCCATGTCTCCTACATGAGTCCCCAAGGGGACGACATCGCCCGCTCTCTGCTGTTGTTCCGTGAGGGCAAGCCCATCACCACTGAGGCGGGGATCAACTGGTTCTACATCACTGGGGCTAACCTCGCAGGGCACGACAAGCTGTCGCTCGAAGACCGCATCGCTTGGGTGGACGAGAATGTGGACCAGATCCTTGCAGTCAGCGAAGACCCCCTGGACTGCATGTGGTGGTCAGAGCAGGACGAGCCCTTCCAGTTCCTCGCTTGGTGCTTGGAGTTCGGTAGGTGGCACCATGACCCCAACGCGGAGATCCGCCTGCCTTGTCATGTAGATGGCAGCTGCAACGGTCTGGCTATCTATAGCCTGCTCTTGCGGGATGAGGTTGGCGCTGAGGCCACTAACTGTGGCGACCTCGAGGATCGTCAGGACATCTACTTGCAGGTTGCTGCTGCTGCAAGCAAGTTGATGCTTGAGGATGACCCCGACAAAGCCCGCCCTTGGCTGCAATACTTCGGGGGCGAGTTGCCCAGGAGTCTGGTCAAGCGGCCTGTGATGATTACCCCGTACTCGGGCACGCGCCACTCAGCCCAGGACTACATCGTGGCGGAATACACCGCGTATGCGAAGAAGCACGGCAAGCCTGGCTTCGTCTCAGGAGATGGTGTCCCCTTCTCTGACTTGGTGTGGATCACGGGCAAGGTCTGGGCCGCTATCGGCCAGGTCATCAGCAGTAGCCGAAACGCTATGGCTTGGCTGAGGAAGATCGCGGACATCCACACGCAGAACGATATGCCTGTGCGCTGGACAAGCCCCAGCGGCTTCCCGTGCTTCATGCACACCAAGCCGACCAAGGACTGTGAGGTGCAACTTGCCAGCCGTGGGCGCGTGCGCGTGATGTATCGGCAGGAAGTCGATGGCTTCGACAAGCGCGGTCAGGCCGATGGTGTGGCCCCCAATGTCATCCACAGCTTTGACGCTGCTTGTCTCCACCTGGTCTGCGCCAGGGCTCGCGCTGAAGGCATCGACTCACTGTCTGTGATCCACGACAGCTTTGCTGGACTTCCTGATGATGTGGCTGCTATCGTCCGCATCGTCAAGCACACCTACCATGAGGTGTTCAGCGGAGACCTGCTGGCTGACCTCGAAGCTGAGTTCCGCCAGTACCTCCCGCCCACTACAGACATCCCCCCTGCTCCAGTGCAGGGTGGATTTGACATCAAACGACTTCTCAAAAGCAGGTACTTCGTTTCTTGAAGACACGCAACACACACGACATCAAACCTCTGTTCATCACCACTCCCGCTGGCACCGCCCAGTATCCGCGCCTCAACAGCCCGGACACTCGGTTCGATGAGGATGGTGTCTACAAGGTCAACCTTCTGCTCGAAGGTGATGATGGCAAGGAGCTTCTGGAGAAGCTCACGGCCTTCCGCAAGGAAGCAGTGCAACGCCTCCACACGGGCAAGACCAAGCCGCGTCTGGCTATGGAGCCCTGGGAGGAAGAGGTGGATGAGGACACTGGTGAGGCCACTGGTCGAATCATCTTCAAGTGCAAGCAGAAGGCGGTCTACAAGGATGCCTCCGGGCAGACCGCTGAACGCAAGGTCCAGCTGATCGGAGCGGACGCGCAGCCCACTGACGAGCAAGTCGGCGGTGGGTCCATCATCAAGTGCGCCCTGATGGTTACAGCTTGGAATGTCCCCGCCTTGGGAATTGGCGTGAGCCTCAAGCTCCGCGCTGTTCAGGTGCTCAAGGCCAACTCCTATAGTGGAGACGCAAGCAGCTTCGGATTCCGCGACGAGTCGGGTGTGCGGCCCGATACTCCCTCCCAAGTCGCATCCGAAGACGCCGCTGAGTCGGACGAAGACTTTGACTTCTGAGGACTGCGCTACCTGCGGCTCCCAAGCACAGCTAGTGTTTGGGGGCCGCCCTATTTGCAACCGCTGCTATGCCGACTTCATGTCGCGCAACGGTCGCATGGAAAAGCTAAGGGAGAGAGCTTTCCAGCGTGGCAACCCCTTGATGTACGACGACATCAACCGAGTCATCAAGTGGAACGAGAATTCCAAGCGCAGGCGTGAGGAGCGGTTGCGTAAACGGAGAGAGCAAGAGAGGAGAGATGGTCAACAGCAGGCAAAAGGGAGCAAGGGGTGAGCGGGATGCTCGAGACTCGGTGCGGAAGCACTGGCACAGTCCTGATTGCATCCGGGCGGCGCAGAGTTGCGGGGCCTGGTCCGCTGACCTTCTTGACGCCCTGCCGGGGTTCCATGTTGAGGTGAAGCGTTACAAGCGCATCGCTGCACTGAACTTCTACAAGCAGGCCGTGCGTGACTGTAAGGGCGAGTTGCCCGTGGTCCTCATGCGTGAGGACGGCAACCCTTCCTGGTATGTCATGTTCGACATCAAACACTCGGGGGACTTCGTTGATGCCTACATCCAAAACGCCACTCAAACAGAAGGAACAGATACTTGAGCACCTCCGGTCGCGCAGCTTGACCGCTGGCGAGGCGCTGCTTCTCTACGGCACCTTCCGCCTAGCGGCGCGTGTCCTTGAGCTCCGCCAGGAGGGGCACGCGATACAGACTGTGTTGAGCACCGACATCAGGGATCGGCGCTATGCACGGTACTACCTGGAGGATGCAGATGAAGAAGGACTCACGGGGCCGCAAGCGCGACTACAAGAAGGAGTACCGCAGGGACCAGTCGAGCACGAAGGCCAAGAAGCAGAGGGCGGCCAGGAACAAGGCACGCCGACAAGCGGAGCGAGAGGGGCGGGTCAGCAAAGGTGATGGCAAGGAGGTTGACCACATCGTCCCGCTCAGTAAGGGCGGCAGCAACTCACGCTCTAACCAGAGAGTCGTCAGTCGGGGCACTAACCGCAGAAAGGGCGCAAGAGGACGCTGAGTTCAAGGGCCACACCTCTTGCGACCAATGCGGTAGCTCTGACGCCAGAGCCGTCTACGAGCGCGTGGACGGAAGCCAGTACGAGTATTGCTTTCGATGCCAGCGGCGCTACGGTGGCGAACAGACCAGCACACACACACCTATGGGGGACCTACTGTCAATCGAGTACCGTGCCTTGGGCAGCCGCAAGATATCTGAGGAGACTTGCCGCAAGTTCGGGTACGGAGTGGCACCTGGATGCCAGATCGCAAACTACTGCGACCAGCGTGGGCGAGTCGTCGCTCAGAAGGTCCGCAAGAAAGGAAAAGCATTCACCATCGCTGGGGATGCCAAGACAATGGGCCTTTGGGGCCAACACCTATGGCGCGAGGGGGGGAAGAGGGTCATCATCACTGAAGGTGAGATTGACGCTCTGACCTGCGCTCAGGTGCTTGGTCTCAAGTGGCCCGTTGTCTCTCTTCCAAATGGCGCACAGAGCGCCAAGAAGTCTGTAGCGGCTTCCCTGCCGTGGCTGTCCTCCTTCGAGGAGGTGGTCCTGTGCTTCGACCAGGATGATGCAGGGCGCATGGCCGTGGAGGCTTGTGCTGCCTTGTTCCGCCCAGGGAAGCTCAAGGTCGCCACGCTGACCCGCAAGGACGCTAACGAGATGCTGCTGGCTGGAGAGGGTCAGCAGCTTGTGCGGGCTCTTTGGGACGCAAGCACCTGGAGGCCCGATGGCCTGCTGCATGGCGACAACCTGTGGCAGGAGGTAACTAGAGAGGAGTCTTGCGTTGCAATCGAGTATCCGTGGGAAGGTCTAAACGACAAGCTGCTGGGACTGCGAACCGGGGAGCTTGTCACAATCACCGCGGGCACAGGCATCGGCAAGAGCGCAGTAGTGAGAGAGATCGCTCATTGGTTGATGAGCAAAGGGCAAGGCGTCGGGTATCTGGGTCTGGAAGAACCAGTGAAGAGGAGCGTGCTTGGAGTGCTTGGTATCGAGCATGGGAAGCCGCTCGCCCAGAGCCCGACGCTGATCCCTCAGGACCAGCTGAAGGAGACCTTTGACAGGCTGTTCGCCCGTGCCGTCTACCTAGACCACTGGGGCAGTCTTGCAAGCCAGACTCTCATGGGCCAGATCCGCTACATGGCCGCTGGCATGGACTGCAAGTGGATCATCCTCGACCACATCTCGATTGTGGTGTCTAGCCAAGATGAGGTGTCAGGCAACTTCGGAGAGCGCCAAGTGCTCGACAAGGTGATGACTGAGCTCAGGCTGCTCTGCCATGAGCTAGATGTCGGGATGCTTGTGGTCAGCCATCTCAAGCGCCCCGAAGGCAAGGGGCATGAGGAGGGGGCACAGACCAGTCTTGCCCAGCTGCGCGGTTCAGCTGCTATCGGTCAACTCAGTGATGCTGTGATTGGCTTGGAGCGCAACCAGCAGGCTGATGATGATGAGGCCCGGAACACGACGACAGTGAGGGTCCTCAAGAACAGGCATACAGGTGACACCGGGGTCGCCTGCTATCTGGTCTATGACCCTGAGACTGGCCGCCTGCAAGGCAGCACTGAGTCACCGTTCGAGAGCGAAAGTGTGGAGGTTCCCTTTGAGTGATGACTTCGATAGCCGCATGGCCCGCAGGAATGAGCGCGTAGAGGCGCACCTAACTGACGGCCTGCTCAAGTGCGTAAATCACCACATCTACGAATACCCGTCACTGACTGAACAACAGGTTGTCGGGTGTCTGCTTACGGTTCTGCTGAACTACCACATGGCGGGGATTGAGGAGACCGTCCGCGAGACGATCCTCGAGGCCCTGGGGGACTTTGACGCTGAAGAGGAAGACGAGGAAGAAGACTGATGCTGGTTTGGAAATCGAAACTGGTTGAGGCCCAGCGCGATCTGTTGCTTGCTGAGAAGCGTGCTGCAAAAGCGGAGGCTATCAACCGCGCCTATGCGTACACCCTGAGCGAGATCGGCATCACCTTGCAGAAAGCTGGCTTGCCGCCTGAGACCGGGATTGTGCGGGGCGTGATGAAGCTGGCTGGCTTTGACGAGCCGGAACAGGAAGAGAAGGAAGACTGACGCACACTTACACACACACATGATCTACTTCGACATTGAGACGGACGGGCTCTTGGATCAGATGACCAAGATCCATGTCATCGCTGCCAAGAAAGAAGGTCTGCTCCTTGCGTTCCATGATCGCCCTGATCTGGAACCGTGCAGCGGTTCTGTGGCGGATGGGGTGAAGTGGCTGATCGACCACAGCGGCCAGGGCCTTGTTGCTCATAACGGCCTCGGGTTCGATAGCCCCGCGATCACCAAGCTCTATCCAGAGTTTGCTGCCTGCCACGATCAGGTCATGGACTCGCTCTTGGCGGCCCGTGCCGTGGTCCCTGACCCCAGCCACATCGACTACAGGATTGACGGCTTCCCCAAGGAGTTGGTGGGCCGCCACAGCCTGAAAGCCTGGGGTCTGCGCCTTGGTGAGTCCAAACAAGAGATCGAGACGGACTGGTCAGCCTTCGACCAGCAGATGCTCGATTACTGCCTCCAGGATGTCACGGTCCTGGAGCGCCTGTGGCAAAGCCTGAAGGGCGAATACAACCTCACTCTGCCCATCTACCAGAGGGAGCTAGAGTTTTCCAAGGCCATCGCCCGGATGAATGCCAACGGGTTCGAGTTCGATGATGTTGCAGCTGTTGAGCTTTACAGCGAGCTATCGGACAAGAGGGAGGCGTTGAACAGCCAGGTGTCTACAGCGTTCGCTCCCACCCGTGTCAAGCAATACAAGCGCAAGCCTAAGACCATCGACCCTGACCTGCATGAGCAGGACGAAGAGGGCAACTGGTGGAAGGTGCAGCCGTTCAATCCACAGAGCCGCCAACAGATCGCAGAAGGATTCAAGGCAAAGTACGGATGGGATCCCGTCCTGTTTACGCCTGCGGGCAAGCCCCTTCTCGATGAGGCGGTTCTGACCAAAATGCCATACCCTGAGGCGAAGCTGTTTGCTGGCCGTATGCGCCTCCAGAAGATGCTTGGCATGTTGGCAGAGGGCGAACAGTCTTGGATGAAGCTGTCGAGGGATGGCCGGATCTACGCCCAGGTCAACCACTCGGGGACGCGCACCCACAGATGCACCCACCGTCGCCCCAACCTTGGGCAAGTGGACAAGTCCGAAAGGATGCGGTCCCTGTTCACCGTGCCTGGAGGCAGGGTGCTGGTGGGGTGCGACCTCAGCGGCCTCGAGCTTCGGTGCTTGGCGCACTACATGGCCGACAAGAAATACACCGAGACCCTGCTCGACGGTGATATCCACACCTACAACATGAAGGCGTGGGGCATAGATGATAGGTCGCTGGGCAAGCGTCTGACCTATGCCTGCCTCTACGGAGGCGGTGATGCCCTTCTTGGCGACATCTTGGGCGGCGGCCAGAAGGAGGGTGCTGCGGCTCGCAAGCGGTTCCTCAAGAACCTGCCAGCCTTGGACCGCCTAATCGCCAACGCCAAGCGGGTGGCGAAGAAGCGTGGATGGCTGAAGAGTCTGGACGGGAGGCCGACCTTCACGCCTGAGCACGCTGCACTGAACAGCCTACTCCAGTCTGCGGGAGCGATCCTGGCAAAGGAGTGGGTGATTCTCCTCGATGGGGAGTTGGACGCCTGTGGCGCGAAGCTGGTAGCGATGGTCCACGATGAAGTCCAACTTGAGGTTCCGAAGGAGCACGCAGAGTCGATTGGGCAGCTCTGTGTAGAGGCAGCGGCCAGGGCGGGCCGCCGTCTTGGACTGTCTGTCCCGCTGGACGCTGAATACAGGATTGGACGAAACTGGAGCGAAACACACTGACCCTAGCTTGGAGTACCTAGCTGGATTCATTGACGGTGAGGGGTGCATTCAGGTCTTCGAGGACCGTGTGTACCTGGAGATATCCCACACCTACCTTGAAGTTCTGACTGACATCCACAGAGAGTTCGGGGGGATTCTCTGCGGCCCTTACAAGAGATGCGCCACATGGAAGCCACAATGGAAGTGGCGGGTGAGTGGCCTTCCTGCACGGCCCCTGCTCCTCCAGTTGTTGCCGCATCTACGAGAGAAGCGCCGCCAAGTCGAGATCATGCTTGAGTGGATGGATTCCGTGCCTCGCGGGGAGAAGCGCGGTCTACTCAAGAGGCTCTGCTCTCAAGCCAAGAAAACACAACATGACACGCACGCTACTGATTGACGGGGACATCCTGGCATACCGCATCGCGGCTGCCGTCCAGATGCCGATTGAATGGTCTGAGGACATCTGGAGCTTCACTGGCGACCTCAAGGAAGCCAAGCTCCTGTTCGAGAACCAAGTGACCGAGTGGATGAAGGCTGCCAAGTGCAAGAAGTTCAAGGTTGCCTACACTTGCAACCCGACCTTCCGGCATGAGATGTACCCGGAATACAAAGCCAACCGCAGAGGCACTCCCAAGCCCTTGCTGTTCCGCCCACTGGTTGACTGGTCCCTGGGCCTCCACGACTCCCTCTACGAGCCAGGTCTTGAGGCTGATGACCTTCTGGGTCTGAGTCAGACCAAGACCAGTGTGATCGCCAGTGGCGACAAGGACCTGAAGACGGTTCCGGGCAAGCATCTGGACCTTGAGACCCTTGAGGTCGTCACGGTGAGCGTGGAGGATGCCGACCGGATGCTGTTCATGCAGGCCCTCACAGGAGACGCCACGGACGGCTACAGCGGCCTCAAAGGTGTTGGCCCCAAGACTGCCGAGAAGCTGCTTGGTGACGCTAAGACCGAAGACGAGCTTTGGGAGAAAGTTCTAGCCGCGTATAAGGACAAGGGGTGCTCTCATAACGACGCCCTGATGTCACTGCGTCTTGCTCGAATCCTCCGCCGTGGGGAATACAACTTCAAGACCAAGGCCATCGCCCTCTGGGGCAAGAAAGATGAGCAGCAAGTTCCCGTATGTTGATGACAAGCTGGTTGCAGCCCTTGAGAAGCTGTTTCCTGATCGTCTTCCTGACTCTGCTGCCGGGATCACTGTTGCTGATGTCAGCCGTTTGGTGGGCCAGCAGGAAGTCATCCGTTACCTCAAGAAACGCCTGAAAGAGCAGGAGATGTAGACCATGTGTATGCCTGATATGGAGATGCCTGAGCCTCCCCCGGTTCCCGGCCCGCCTGCTGAGACGGCGGCGACCAGCCGAGAGAACCAGGAAGCACGGCAGCAGCAGAACACATTTGCCTCGCTGGGCATGGGTTCGCTTCGTATCCCGATCAACCAGAACATTGGTGGATTCTGATGCACATGGAGGAGAGCCTCGAGGGCTGCTTCCAGCGGATGCTGGGCAAGCGGGACCCCTTCGAGCGTAGGGCTGAAGACTGCGCCAGGTACACCCTGCCCGCCCTCTTCGTCCCCGAAGGGCACACTGCGACCTCTACCCTCAGGGAGCCCTACCAGTCGATTGGTAGCCGCGGGGTCAACAACTTGGCCTCCAAGCTCCTGCTCTCCTTCTTCCCTCCGGGCGTTTCGCCTATCCGTCTGGTCCCTGATGAGTACCAGCTGGAGCAGGTTACGGGCATCGGCGCAGCGGCCTCCGAGATCCAGCGTGCCCTCCGCCGCCAAGAGAAGGCGGTGCAGTCTGAGCTTGAGACTACGGGACTCCGTTCGATTGCCCACGAAGCGTTCCGCCAGCTGATTATCAGCGGCAACGCCGTGGTCTACCTGCCTGATGATCTTGAGGATGGACGGGTCTACACCCTGCGGGACTTCGTGTGCCTGCGTGACCCTCAGGGCAAGCTCCTGCGCCTTGTGACGCGGGAGGCAATCGCCTACGCGGCCCTCTCTGACTCTGAGCAGGAGGCAGTCTCCCAAGAGGTCGCTGGGGACATCCAGCCTGACACGGAGTTCGACCTCTACACCAATGTCCAGCGCATTGACCAGGAGACCTTCGAGGTCTACCAAGAGGTTGCTGGCGTTGAGATCGACGGCTCCCGCGGGACCTACAAGGAAGAAGGTCTGCCCTGGATTGCCGTCCGCTGGAACAGGATCAGCGGTGAGTCCTACGGACGCTCCTATGTGGAGGAGTTCTTGGGCGATCTCCGCTCTCTGGACTGGCTTCAGAAGGCAGTGGTCGAGGCCAGCGCCGCCAGTGCCCGCCTGCTCTGGATGGTGCGCCCTAACGCTATGGTCAGCGTCAAGGATCTGGCCCAAGCCCCCAACGGGGCGTTCATCGAGGGCCAAGAGGGTGACGCGGTGGCCCTCCAGGTTGGCAAGCAGGCTGACCTGAGCGTGACTTACAGCGCCATCCAAGGCATCCGTGACCGTCTCGGGTTTGCCTTCATGCTCAACACTGCTGTTCAGCGGAGTGGTGAGCGTGTGACTGCTGAGGAGATCCGCTACATGGCCCAGGAGCTCCAAGACCTCCTGTCGGGTGCCTACACGGTGATCTCGAGGGAGTTCCAGGTGCCGTTCATTGAGCGGGTGATGAAGCGGATGCGTGACCAGAAGCGCCTGCCCCAGCTGCCTGAGGATGTGGTCAGCATCCAAGTGGTCGGTGGTGTGGAGGCCCTGGGCCGCGGCCACGACCGCAACCGCCTACTCCAGTGGGCTCAGACTGTGGCTACCGTTGCTGGTCCCCAGGCACTCGCGCAGTACGGCGATGCCCGCGAGTTCATGGAACGCCTTGCTCACGCTGACGGCCTCCAGCCTGAGGGGCTGGTCAAGAGTCAGGAGCAGATCCAGCAGGAGATGATGCAGGCTGCCCAGCAGCAGCTTGCTCAGAAGAGTATCCCTGGCGTCGTCCAAGAAGGCGCTAAGGCGATGATGAACCGTAACACCAACACACCAAATGAGTGAGCAACAAGGGGAAGAGGAACGCCCGCAGTGGCTTCCCGAAAAGTTCAAAGACACCAAGCAGATGGCGGAAGCCTACGCTGAGTTGGAGAAGAAGCTGTCTTCCGGGCAAGCTGCTGAACCGCAGCCTGAGCCTGAAGAGGCTTCTCCCGCTGAGTCTGCGCCTGAGCCTTCTGAGGATGTCCCCGTCAGTGGGGATATGGACCTCAAGATTGATGTCAGCGCCAAGCAGGCTGCTGACTGGGTTGAGGAGTTCAGCAAGGAGTTCAGCGAAAAGGGCGGACTGAGCGAGGAGTCGTTCGCCTCTCTTGAGAAGCGCGGGCTGCCCCGACGCTTTGTGGAGTCCTACATCGAGGGCCAGAAGGCGCTTGTGAATGGTCGCGTCCAGAGCGTCGTCTCTGCCGTTGGCGGCCAGCAGGCTTACACTGATCTTGTCCAGTGGGCCGCCCAGAACCTTTCTGAGCAGGAAGTGGCGAGCTTCAACCAGATGGTCACGGGCAACTCGATTGACCAGGCTAAGTTCGCCGTCATGGGCCTCAAGGCTAGGCGGGACGCTGTTGCTGGCACTGGGTCAAAGCTCAAGCAGGGCATGGGCGCTGCCTCTGGCCCTTCGGATGGCCTTGAGCCCTTTGAGACCCTTGGTCAGCTGATCCAAGCGCAGAGTGATCCGCGCTACAAGACCTCCCCCAAGTACCGCGAGTCAGTGATGGCTCGCCTGGAGAAGAGTAACTTCTGATGGCTAAGTACGAAGCGACTGTGGATGTCTGGGCCGTCAAGGTCCAGCGTGACCGTATGGGCCGGATCATTTCCGAGGAGCCCGAAGGTCCCATCCGCAAGCACATGGGCCAATGGGTCTATGACAATCCTGTCGGCAAGACTTGGGTTCTTGGACTAGACCAGGCCATTGTGGTCTGGCCTGACGGCACTATGCAGGCTTGGTACAAGAACGATGTTGAGCAGCTGCTCAAGCCCGTCACGGCCAAGAAGCCTCGCCGCAAAACCAAGGCAGTCATTGAAGACGAGCCTGATACCGAAATCCCCTCTGACGAAGACTGACCCCAATGGATACCAAGTATCTAGTCTCCCCTCTGCTGGACCTTACGAGCACCTCTTCGGAGTTTGAGTTCAGCACTCAAGGGTACAACTACATCTCCTTCGGTCTTGACTACGCGACGGGGAGTCCTAGTGCTTGCTACATCCAGCTTCAGGTCTCAAGCAACGGTCGCAACTACGACATCGCTAAGACCTACTCGACGGGATCGTCCCTGTCGGTGATAACTTTCATTGACGAGACCCTGCGCGAGTTCAACACGCAGGGTAAGCACATCACTGCCAAGACCTGCAAGATCAAAGTCAAGACCGCCGAGTCCGCGGCGGCTACTGGCTACATCACGGTCTACCTGTCTAAGCACTGATGGCTATTGAGTACCGTGGCGAGCGTTTCAGCGGCTACAACAAGCCCAAGCGCACGCCAGGCAAGTCTAAGAAGTTTGCCGTCCTGGCTAAGGATGGCAACAAGGTGAAGCTGGTCCGGTTCGGCGACCCCAATATGTCGATCAAGAAGGACCAGCCAGGCCGCCGCAAGAGCTTCCGGGCTCGCCACAAGTGCGACTCTAATCCGCCCTCGAAACTGACTGCAAGGTATTGGTCCTGCAAGAAGTGGTAGAGGGCAACCTTACACGCCAATGCGCTGTAGCTGCTGGCCCCGTGCGCGGGATAACCAGGGAGTGAGAAGCTGAGGCTGTTACCCTTTGTTTCGTTTCTTTCTCTTTGCTGCTAAGGAGCAGCTTTTCTAATGGTCAACACGACTAGTAGCCGTCTCGGTGCATCCGGGGGGGCAGCAACCAACTGGTATGATCCCGCCAACCAGGCGCTCATGCTGAAGGTGTTTTCCGGGGAAGTCCTCGAGGTCTTCGACCGGAAACAGGTGCTCAAGGATCTCGTCCGTACCCGCCGTCTGAGCGGCGCGAAAGAGGCCCAGTTCCCGATCATCGGCACTGCCGCGGCTGGCTACCACCAGCCTGGTAGCGACATCTCTGATCCGACCAACGGTCTGATGCAAGAGATCGAGCACGCCGAGAAGATCATCAAGGTGGACTACCCGCTTGTGGCTCCTGTCTTCATCTCAGAATGGGATGAGGCCCTCAATCATTATGAGGTGAGGTCTGAGTACGCTCACCAGCTGGGTCAAGCTCTTGCGAACAAGTGGGACAAGCTCCTGTTCCGCGTGTTCGATGCTGCGGGCTCCACTGCTGCGACGGTCCCCGGCACCTACGCTGGACACACCATCACGCAGACTGGAACCACCTTCAGCGTTAGCGACATGCTCGACCATATCTTCGCTGCGAAGCAGAAGATGGACGAGCGTGATGTGCCGATGGATGGTCGCGTCCTGGTTGTTCCCCCGGCCTGGGAGATCGGCCTCGTCAAGGATGATGCGGCCAACAAGCTGATCGACCGTGACTACAGCATCGACAACGGCAGCTATGCGCGTGCCGTGATCGGTCGTGTTGCGGGCTTCACGCTTCTGACCTCCAACAACCTTCCTTGGGATGCCACTGCGGGCACTGCGGAGAACGGCCAGCTGAACGGCAGCTACCAGCCGACCACTCAGATCAAGATGGAGGCTCTTGCCATGCATCCTGAGGCTGTTGGTCAGGTGACGCTCTGGGACATGGAAGTCCAGACGCAATACTCTGCTCTCCACCAGGGCACCTTCGTCATGTCGCGCCTTGCGTGCGGTGCCGATGTTCTTCGCCCTGAGTGCTCTGTCCCGATTGTCAGCAACATCTCTGGCAAGACGGCGGCTGGGCCTGTCTGATTGAGCAGGGGGGAGGGGCAGCTTCCCCCATCGCTCTAACCCTCCTTCCTGCGGGGGAGACTCTGTTTGTGTGTGTCAGAGTCTCCCCCATTTCCCCCTAATACAATGGCAAGCACTAGCTACCTCAACGCAGTCAACATCCTTCTCGCGGTCATTGGCGAAGCTCCCATCGCCGCTGTTGATGAGGGCCATGTCACGGGGGTCATGGCTGACAAGATCCTTGAGGAAACCTCGAGGGCTGTTCAGTCCCACGGGTGGCGGTGGAACACCGAGCCCTTCACACTCAGCCCTGACAACGCGGGCTACCTGAATGCTCCAGCCAACACGCTGGGGGCGCACTTCCCTAGGTCCACTAGCTCCACCGATCTAGTGCTTCGCAACGGGCGTATCTACGACCTCAAGAAGCGGAGCTACACCTTCGATGGTTCGCTTGAGCTAGAGCTTGTCCTCCAGCTGCCTTGGGAAGACCTGCCGGAAGAGGCCCGCCGCTACATCACGATCAAGAGCGCCCGCCTGTTTGCGGATCGCCTTGTCGGAGACCAGGCTATGCACACCTACACTCAGCAGGAGGAGTATGAGGCCAAGGCTTCCCTCTGGCGTGCTGAGACTGGTCAGCAGTACCGCACCATCTTCGACAACACCGATAGCCACTTCGCCACCTGGCGAGCGTTTGGAGCCTGATCTATGGTCCTCATCAAGCAGGTAACTGGCAACCTTGTTGGCGGGGTTAGCACTCTTGCTGAGGCCCACCGACAGCCCAACCAGACCAAGAGTCAGACCAACGCCGAGCCCAGCATCATCGAGGGCCTGCGTAAGAGGGCCAAGACGGCCTTCAAGGGGGCGTTTGCCACCAACCCGTCCAACGCCAAGTTCCACAGCATCTTCCAAGACGGCGTTGAGGAGTATGTCCTGGCCGCCACCACGGACTCTGTGCAGGCTATGGACGCCCAGACTGGAGACAACCTTGGTGTCTACAAGCTGACCCGGAACACGGGCGGGTCGATTACAGGCGGGACCCTGGTTACTCCAACTGACCTGGCTTACCTGAACAACGCTTCTCCCAGCGGGACCTCACCGTTCACTACGCCTGACCCTGTAAAGGACTTTGAGTTCCTTACGCTGGGCGACACCACCCTGATCCTGAACCGCAAAGTGTTCACGGATGAGCATGTGGTCTCAGGGACGACCCCTGACACGCTTTTCTGGGGCTATGTGTTTCTCAAGCAGCTGGCGTCACCAAGCAGCAGCCAGCCGAGCAAGCTGACCATCGAGTTCCAGCGATCAGGCTATTCGGGCCAGCTTGTAGATGCGACTGTAGTTGTCCCCCAAGCTCCTGTCCCGTACAACACGCAGTACGATCTCGATAAGCAGCATGTGAGGCCCGACCTCATGCTCTCGATGCTTCGTAAGCGTATCGAAGGCGGGTCGAGCTACCCTGTTCTGTTCGATGATATGTATTTCCCAGGGGATGATGGGCTGGACATCCCCACTACTAACGAGTCCTTCGACTACGACTCAACGAACTCGCAGACATGGCCTGTTATGGACACCTATGTCCTGCCACTGGCTATTGACGGTTCGAACCACGGTATCGCGGAAAACATAGACAACCTGAAAGCCCACTACAGCAACGGGGAAGCCTTTGTGAGCGCCTTCACGGACAAGGTGTCTTACATTGACGACCTGCCCACGGTGTGCCACAACGGCAAGACCGTAAGGGTCACGGGCAATCCGGCTTCGGACCAAGACGACTACTATGTGACCTTCCGCACGACTGAAGGGTTCTTTGGTAAGGGCGTCTGGGAGGAGACGGCCTACTTCCCCTACAACAAGGTTGGCCCTGATCCGGCCAAGATGCCTCACCTTCTGATTCGCCGTCAGGACTTTACGGGCGTCGTCACGGGAACCGCCAACCAAATCTACTTCGAGTACGCTCCGCTAGACGGCTCCGTCTCCGACATCAACGACGGCGACCCTTGGGGCTACCAGAGGTGTGGCGACAATAGCCAGCCCAAGCCTGCATTCTTGGGAGACATCAGCAAGGGCATCAGGAAGGGCATCGAGGATATGTTCTTCTACAACAACCGCCTGGGCTTCATCACCCGTGACGGGGACATCAGCCTGAGCGAGGCTGGGAGCTACTTCCAGTTCTACCGCAAGAGCGTAAACCAGCTGCTCGACACTGACCCGATCCACGCCAGCATCAGCGGAGCTACCACGGGCAAGTTCCGCTACGCTCTCCCGTTCAGCCGCGAGCTTCTTGTTCTTGGCGATAATGTCCAATACAGCCTCAACAACGGAGGCGGTGTCACCAGCCCCAGGACGATTTCGATTGACCGCATCAGCGGCTACGAGATGTCCCAGCAAGCGCGGCCAGTCGTGCTCGAGAATACGGCAGTGTTCGCGTCATCGGGGACTAACCACAATCAGGTCTGGCAGATGTACCGCCAGGATGATGTCTCCTACAACGCAGCTGAGACCACTGAGGCGGTTCCTGGGTACATCCAAGGCCCTGCTATTGGGCTGTCCGCCAGCAGCGTTGTGGGCATGATCGCAGTCCCTACGGACACCGGACGACTGTTCTGCCACAACTACTTCCGCCAAGGCAACCAGCTGCTCCAGCAGGCTTGGTGGGAGCTATTGCCAGCCAACATCGGCAAGGTGCGGTTTGCACAGTTTGTGGGGGACACCCTCCGCATCGTCGCGGAGAAGAAGACCTCTGCGGACGCGAGCACCAGCCAGCTTGTTGTCATCGACTACGAGCCTGACAACGCTGACACTTTCCACGCGGACTACTCCTCCTCGGGGACCTTCTCGGGCTCCTACAACGCCACGACAGACCAGACCAGCATCGTCCTGCCTTATGGCACGACCGATGATGACACTGTGGCCGTCTACAACCAGACTCAATCTGTCTGGGAGGATGTGGTTTCAGCCACCCCAGGTGCCTCCTCTACGACCGTCTACCTTGACGGCGATGTTGCTGGAGACACCTTGCAGGTCGGAGTCCCGTTCAACTTCTCCGTTGGCCTCCACGCACCTGTGCTCGCCATCCGAAACACAGAGCGCACCCAGTCCCCTGAGCGTGCTCAGAGAATCCTGGTCAACAAGATGGACCTGACCTACACGGACACTCTGCCGTTTGATGTGGAGATCGACTCCAAGCACAGGGCTGCCCGCGTGTTCAACAGGCCCTACAACATCACTGGTGACATCGGTGCAAAGGCCGATACCCCAGACCCGCAGAGCGGTGTTCTTGAGGTCGGCATCCACCTTCCCACGGATGACCTTGAAATCACGATCAGGGACACCAGCAGTAACCCCGTCAAACTGGAGAACATCCAATGGGAGATGAACTACCGTCCCCGTGCGCGGACCTGGGCAGGACGGTAGTTCGCCAGGCTAACCACAGGGATGTGGTGTGGATCTCTGACCACATGCGCCGTGACGACATCAGAGAGGTCATGGCGGCGGGCTCCACGCCTTACGAGTCCCTGAGAGGCGGCCTTATCAACTCAAGGCGCTGCATCACGGTCGAGTACGACGGCACTCCCGTCCTCATGGCTGGTGTGGTGGACGACATGGATGCTCCAGGCATCTTTGGCGCTGTCTGGATGCTCGCCACAGACGACCTAAAGAAGATGCGTAAGCCCCTTCTCCGTCACGGCAGGGAGGTCTTGCTTTCCTTGGGTGCTGGCTACCACCACATCGGCAACGGTGTGGCGGCGTTCAACACAGTCCACATCCGCTGGCTCAAGTGGATGGGGTTCAAGTTCTACAACAAGTTCAAAGTGGGTGATGTTTCGTTCTACAGCTTCGGGATGGTGATGTCTGATGTGTGATCCGGCAACGATTGCGTTTATTCAATCAGCGCAGGGCATGGCAACCATCGCTGCCGCTGGCACCGCCATGTCTGTTCTTCAGAACAGGCAGGTCGCCCAAGCGCAGCGGCAGTCCCGCGAAATCGGTCGGAACGAGACCGCCCGTAGCCAGACGGAGCTCACTAAGCGCCAGCTGCAAGAGCAGGCCGCCCAAGCCCAAGAGCAGGAGATGATCGAGCGCGATGCCATGCGTGCGATGAGTTCTCAGGCCGCCAGCATGGCGATGCAATCAGGTTCAGGTGCCAGCTACCAAGCGGTCCTGAACGAGATCGCCTCGGATGCCGCTCAGAGCACTGAGATCAGCAAGCGCAACCTTGCCAACAGTCTTGATGTCCTTGAAGGACAGAAGGCGGGCTTGGACGCCAGCTTTGCGATGCAGCCAGCTATCCAAACTCCAGGGCTTCTGGCTGAGGCTCTCGCCATCGGTTCTGCTGGAGTCCAAGGTTACGCCACCGGGAAGGCACTAGAAGAATGACCCCTCGCCCTCAATCACCCCAGCAAGGCCCGTCTAGCAACATCCCGCGTCTCCAGCCCCTTGCCCGCCCGACTGGTGGCGGCTTTGGTGGGGCAGGGGTGACTGGCCCTGCGGCCAACTTTGCCTCTCTATCCGAGTCGCTGACGAGTGCTATGGCTTCACTGAAGCGTGTGGGGCTCGAGGAGCGTCGTGAGGAGCAGTTCTTGGCTGGAGCCGCAGCTGCCGAAGACAGCCCCACTGGGCTGACTGAGAAGGAGCTTGTCGAGAAGGGGATCATCCCGAAGAACGCCAGCAAGCAGTGGCGCAAAGGCTTCTACAACATTCAGGGCCGCAACCAAGCGGACAGGTTCCGGCAAGAGGTCTTGGACCCTTGGCTGCGTGAGAACATCGCTGGCGGGGCCTTGGTGGACGAAAACGGAGTCCCTCTGCCCAGGAAAGACCCCCTTGAAGAACTCAACCGCAAGCGGTCTGAGTTTGTCTCCAAGCTGGGCATGGGCAGCAACATCGACTTCATCACGGGGTACAACACCTACGCTGACCGAGACATCAGCAAAGTGGCCTCCAGCTACACCGATGCGGTGAACAAGTTTGAGGAAGAGCGGGTTGCCAGCCTAGTCACCTCGGACCTGAGCAACGGCATCCAAGAGTGGTATGAAGCGGAGGGTGCTTTGCCGACCAGCGGCAACCTCTCGGCATTCTCGGAGAAGATGAAGAGTCTCTCCCAGTCTTATGGCGTTCCCCTGCCCGACAACCCCAGCGAATACGGTTTCGTGGCGATTGAGCAGTTTGTGTCTGAGCAGATCAGGGGCGAAGACACTGACCTGGACGCTGTGGGAGCTTTCGTCAGTGAGCTTCTGAACCACAAAGGGCTCAACGGCAACCGCAACTACGCTGATGACCCTGTGTACCGCGAGCGGGTAGACCGCCTGATTGCTGGCCTGGACGCAGCGGAGAACCGCGCAGAGAAGCGCCGTGATGACCAGCGCCAAGAGCGGGAGCGTGGGCTCCGTCGTGACGCATCTCTGGAGTTTGGGGCGCTTGGGGCTCAAGAGTTGGTGGAGCTTCGCCGTGAGCTTGCCCAAGGGACTGGTGTGTTCCAGGACTACTCTCCTGAGGATCGCGGAGTCCTCATGGAATACTGGTCTACGCTTCTGACCAACTCGAGGAATGCGGGCAGCGTCACGAAAGAGACCAGCACGGAAGAGACCTTGGGATACCTGAGGGCAAACAAGGACTACCTCTCCCGTGAAGATGCCGAGCGTGTGATCCTGTCTCGGGCCGAAAGCCACGGCATTGACATCTCGGCAGCCTATAGGACCATTGAAGACATCTACGGTGACGAGAACACCGAACTCAGGAACCAGGTCCAGACTACTCTGGCGGGCAGCAAGATCAGTGGTGCCGAGAGTGCTCTCAAGATCGCCTCGCGGGAACTGAGCACCCAAGACCAGTCTGCCTTGGAGTTCCGCATGGGCGAACTCAAAGGACCCATGGAGGCTGCCGTCACTGATGCGGTGCGGGCTGGCAACATGGATGAGGCCCAGCGCCTCATTGACACCTACATCGAGGACATCAAGATCCTCACCGACGCCAGCAACCAGAAGGTCAACAGGCGTGAGGACGCAATCCGCGGCGGCATGGACCTCCTGAAGACGGGGGACTTCCGTGGCGCTGAGGCGGCTGTGCGGGCAGACGGTGCCATGTCTGAGGACAAGAGGAACGCCCTCCTCAGTCAGATCGAAAGATCCAAAGAGCGTGAGGAAAATGACCACGCCATCACGGACTCAAACGGCGTCACAGCTGATGTGTACGCCCGCTTGCGGGGCATCCTCAGCGGGGTTGGTTCACAGGGCGATCTCGGGAAGCTGATTGGCGACCCGATTGTTTCGACTGGTGCTGATGAGAAGCCGCAGACAGCCGTAACCGACCGCCTTGGCGGTCTTCTGGTTGACCAGGCTCGCAGCTTCTACAGATCCAATCGCGGCAAATATGCCGATTACGGCCAATACAAGACTGATCTGGCCGATTACCTCAATGACCAGGTGAGCGACCTGTTTGAGACCTACGGCAGCGAGGATGAAAAGCGGGCTTTCAAGTCGCTTGGCCTGTCTGCCCCAGGAACTCTTGCCGAGCGGTTTGGTCGCTACAAATCAGTCACAGAGATTGAGACGGCAACGGCAAGCGAATACACCATCGGAGGCAGCCTTGATGTCCAGAACGCTGTCGCCGCATCTATTCGCAGTGCTGAATCTGGATCTCGGGTTCCTGCCAAGCCGTTCCAAGATCGGGGCGAAGTCTCAGCATTTGACCCTGTGTCTCCTGAGCCCATGCCGCGCAGTGAGCGGTATCAGGTCGGCTTGTGGGAAGCTACATCGCAGCCCTCCCTTGCCCCTAGAGCAGCGTTTGAGTTCTTGGCGGCCACTAGAGGATTCAGCGTTGATGAGGTTGTGTCTGGAAGTGTGGACGCAAGCCTCCCTGGCGCAGCGGTTGAGCGTATGCGGGCCAACCGTGCCCGCGTAGCAGACCACAAGGGCCTGATTTACCCCGGAGTGAGGAGGGGGCTTCCTGGCAAAGACGCTGTTCGCGGCTTTGAACTCTTTTACAGCGAGGCTGAATACAAGAAGGACCGGGAAACCCTCCTGGCCCACTATGACGCGATCCTGCGAAACCCTTCTCGAACGGTCAATGTAGACAAGGACTACATTGTCAAGAAGGTGCTGGACTCTCCTGGCACCGTATTGGTCTTCGGGTCTCAGTCCGAAATCGACGAGTATGAGAACAGCTTCAGTCACCCGTACCGAAGCCTGCTCCCGATTCCTCAAGAGGCCCGCGCTGGGTTCATTGGCGCACAACGCCGCCTGCTAGACCTCAAGAAAGAGAAGGGCTACATCCAATGAGCTACCAAGACATCCTTCGGCAGCAGCTTCTTGATGACGAGAAGCGCCGCGAAAATGCGTATCGCGTCGAGGCCGGAGAAGATTACGCACCCAAGGACGAAGAAGTAGGGTTCATTGACACGGCGGCTGATGTCGGCGTGGGCATCGTCAGCGGCGTTGCTGAGGCTGCTGAGGGCGCTTATGACATGCTTGACTACGCCACCGGAGACTTCATGCCCGATTGGGATGTGGACTTCGGTGAGCGCAAGACAGTCTGGGGCCGAGTGGCAGAAGGTGCCGCT